AACTTTTAAAGAAGTATCGTCAGCTGTGGCTGCAAGATTAGTAGTTCCTGCTCCACCTGACCCACTAGAAGCAGCTGTGATTCTTCCTTGTTGGTCTACAGTTATATCAGCATTAGTATATGATCCAGCAGTAACAGAAGTGTCATTTAGTTTATCAGCAGTAACAGCATCATCAGCAATGTTAGAAGTTCCAATAGGACCACCTGCAACACCTGTAGCTAAAGTAGTAGCAATCTCAGCGTCAACATAAGTCTTCCTAGTAGCATGATTTCCGTCAGTAGGATCAGAGGATGGAAGTGTAAGAGCACCTGTCATAGTGTCCCCTGCCTTATCTACCTTCAAAGCATCAGCTGCAATCCTAGCACTTTCCTCTGCACTAACAGCAGCAATCCTTGCAGTCTCTTCAGCATCTACATCTGCAATTCTAGCAGTTCTTTCAGTTGCAATCTCAGTGTCTACATAGTTCTTAGTGGAAGCATCTTGTGCTGCTGTAGGATCAGCTAGGTCAACTATCTTAGCTAAGTCAGCTTCAAAGTTACCATCAGAGTTCTTGGTCATTACATTCTTACCACTACCCTCTTCAATTTCTTCATTTAGGTATAGGTTATGAAGGTAAGCACGGTCTAGTTCTACTTCAGTAAGTACACTACCATTTTCAAAGTCTACAAGAGCTGTACCAGCATTACTATCTCTCTTAATTCTAAGTCTAGCACCAGTTTCAGGAGCAGTAGTAAATCTTATAAGGGTAGCAGGAGATGTTATGATAGTGTAATTTGATGATGCTACAGTATAAAACTTACCTCCTGGAGACTCTGAAGTTGAGTCATCTAACTGTACAATTACATGGGAATCGTCAAGATAAGGAAAAGAAAAATCAAAGTCTACTTGACCTGACCCAACTATGTGGTCTTTGTATGTTTGAATGGTACTCATAGTAATCTATTATTAATTTGTTTGTGATAAAAGTTCAAGCACTTAGTCAGTGCGTTGCATTTGTGGGTTAGCTTGCAGTAGTTCTTCTAAATCTTGTTCTTTTAAAATCTCATCAAGCGAAATAGGTGAACCTGTATGAACAGACTTTCCTTTAGCTTTGTCCGTCACTTGCCTTAAAGTTTTATGAGGACCGTATTTATTATACTCTACAGTTCCTACTTTGTTCTCCTCTTCACTTATAAACTCATCTATCCAAACGGTGTTGCCTGTGTTTCCTATGTTTTTAAGAATATTTTTAGCAGCTTTTTTATATCCTTTGTTAAGTATTTCATTTAAATCTCGTAAACCTGGATTAGAAACTGAAGTTAAATCTACTGTATTGTCTCTTCTTTCAGAACCTCGTTCATATTTTTTCTTCCAACTTTTATTTTTTATTTTTTCTAAAACTTGTTCATCAACCTTTAACTTTTTTAACTCTTGGTTGAATCTGTATCGTAAAGTCATTCCGTTGTTATCTTTAAACTTGTACATATCAATTCCGCTATAATCGCTAATAGGAAATTGATTCGGAGGTTTAATTAGCTCACCCTCTCCTTCTATGTCTTTTTTAAATATAAGATCAAATTCATTTAAACCTTCAGCTCTAGCTGGAGCCATTCTCAAAAAAGTATTTAATAAAGTTTTATCGGATTGCATATCATACCCAAAATGGTCCGTCTTTTTATTACCAGTAGGATTGTGTCCTAATGTATTGTATGTAGTCCTGTCAAGCCAAGAGCCTCCTTTTAAATCTTCTATGCTACCTTTTTCAAAATACAACTTTAATACTTTCTTAACTTGTGCAGGTATGAAAATAAAAGAGGATAACCAATCAGAAATAACGGAGTACATTTGATCGTCATCTTGGCTAAAAAGTTTTTCAACAGTTTTAATTCCACCTGCTACTGGTATTTCTTTATAAAGTTCTATAATTGCGTTTATTCCTATGTTAAAGTAAGATTGATCCTTAGTCAGAATAGGCTTTCCGTCAGGTGCATTTTCACGAAGTTTAAGATACATTCCAATATCAGCACCTAAAGCAAACCCAATAGATAACGGAAAAAATTCTTTATAAGACCAACCTCCTATAGTGTTTGCTTTGTTTTTAGGGCTTTTTCTTTCAAACTTTTCTTTCTGATTGCGTGTCATCCAACTTAAAGTGCCTATAGCTATACCTGCTGATCCTGCTAATATACCTGACCCTATCATCCCTGCCCCAACAATCATATCTGTTATAGCGTCTCTGTTATAAGCTACCCTTCTTCCTTTTAAATCTTTTAATTTTTGTTCTAATCCTTCCTTAGACCGTTGAAGTTCAAACCTTTCAGATGATGTAGTTTCTTTATGTGCTATCTGATTATCTTTATTAATAATGTCCGTCTCTACCTTTTTAATTTTAGAGTTATAAGGATTTAGAACACGGGCTTGAGTCATAGGTATAATTGGAACACCTACTCGGAAAGACCTAGATGCTCCTCTAGCAACTACAGTTAAAATAGGAAATAACAAATGAATTAAAGCAGAAGCACCCTGGTAGTCGTTTTCATTTCTCAAATCTTTTACTCCTCTTAAAAACCTATCAGCAATTGGAACATAAATTTCTTCAGGACTTAAGTTAGCTACATTAGAATCCATCAATAGTTCTTTGTTGATAGTATCAGTAGCAGTAGCGTTCACACCTTCTTGGCTTAATATCTCAAGTCCTTGATCCTTAGTCCATTTTTGTTTGTAAAGATCAGCAGCTAATTCCCCTGCTTTCTTTGGATCATTAGGTATAGCGTTATAAGCATCTTTCCACGCTTCAGCCATTAACTCTGATCTTAATAACTGTCTTTTAAATAACTCGTCTATAGGCATTATACCTCTTAGAGGAAGTTTCATTATTTCGTCTATTATCTTCCCAATCGGCATACGAGCAAAAATATGTTGAACACCTGTTATTTTTTCGCCTTTTAATCTTTGTCTTCTTGCTTGTTCCTTGGCTGCTTCAAACAATTTAACAGGATCTCCCGCTAATACATCACCAGTTAATCTATTAAGTCCTGTAGCCCCAGTAGCTCCTTTTAAATTCTTAGCAGTCATTGCGACAGCTCTTCCTGTGCCTTCCCAATTTCTGAAACCTTCCCTAAGTCCATATAAATTAGCTTGGAAAGTAAGTATAGCTTCTTTTACCCTTCCTGATTCAGAACTTCTAAATTCTTTGCTACTCAAGAAATCAGCTATTGGTTCTGCCCCTAATTTAGCAAACTGTTTAAAACTACTTGAAATACCTCCCAACGCACTAGCTAAAACAGAACTTGTTTGGTGAATCATAGCGTAAACCCTGTAATTTCCCCACTGTTTCATTATACTAACAAACTTGTTTTGTACATCTTTTTCCGCTAAACTGACAGCTTGTTTACGCACAGACTCATATATCCTTTCTTCTCTAAAAGAATCTTGAGCACCGTCTATATCTTTCAGCTTATCCCGCATTCTTTTATCGGAGTCTCTGATCTCTTGTCTGATCTTATCTGTACTCCTGATTTTCTGTGGACCAGTAGGTTTAGGTGCTAAGTGTGCTCTCATCTCAGACACTATACCTCTACCTTCCATCTCAGCTCTTTTAGCTAACTCTTCTTTAAGTTGTTTTTTCTTTAAAGCCTCAGCCTCTAACTCATCGTAGAACTTAATCTTTTCTTTTGTCTCTACTAATACAGGATCAGTTTCTTCTATGTTTCTACCTGCTTTTTCCGCTGCTCTTCTATCTAAATCTGTATCATCAGCAAAGCGTTCTCTTCTTTCATCTAACCTTTTCTGTGCTATAGCTCTTCTTTTACGGATAGACTCTAACATCTTAGCTTCTTGATAAGCTTCGTCCATTTCTAACCTGGCTCTATCAATCTCATCAACACGCTTACGCATATTGCTTCTAAGGAAAGCGATGTCTTTATCTAAATCAGCTATTACACCTTCAGACTTTTTAGGACCAGTGGGTTTAGGAGTTACTTCTGCTCGTTGAGCACCTAACGGTCCTGTCTCTAATTTTAAAAGCCTATCTCTTTCAGCTAATTTCTTTTTGAGAGTTATGATCTGTCTTCTAGCTTCTTTATAAAAAGCTATTTTATCTTCCTTTTCCTTAACCCTTGGGTCTTTATCTTTAGGTTTCTTAACACCTGGTTCAACAGGTTCTTTAGCAAAAGATGCCCTTAATTCTTCGAGTTCTTCATCTAGCTTAGTAAGTTGTTTATTTATTTCAGCCTCAGCTTTAGCAGCTTGGAACTCATCTGTTATTTCAATAGCGGCTTTATCTATTTCTTTTACTCTACTCCTTATATTTTTCTTTAAGAAGTTTATATCTTTATTAACTTTCTCTAACTCACCTGGAACTTTAGTAGGTCCTTTAGGTTTAGTTATCTCAGCTCGCTGCTGTCCTAGTGGACCTGTTTCTACCTTGAGTAGTCTAGCTCGTTCTTTTAACGCAGCCTCTAACTTTAAAGCGTCTGCTTCATTAGCTTCGTGAAACTTTATTCTATTCTTTAAATCTTCTATCTCAGCGTCAGCTTCTGCTTTCTTAGGTTTATCTTTAGGACGAATCTTATTTATATCGCCAAACCTTTTCTGTAATTCTTTAAGACGCTTTTCTAACTGTGCTTTCTGTTTAGCCTGTGCTTTAGCTACCTTCTTAGGGTCTTGTAAAGAAATGTCAGCCTCGATTACTTGTTTCTGGAGTAACTTCTTAGTCCTGTTGTTTACCTGTCTAATCTTAGCTAAGTATGAACCAACTTCTTTTTTATTAGCCCAATCAGGAGCAGGACCAACTTCTTGTCTTATCTTTGCTAAGTCTCCCTCTTCAAGTAACTCTAAATATGTTTCAAGTTTAGCTTCTTCTTGTGCGATCTGCTTGGCTTCTCGTTTACCTGTAGCGTAAAAGTTTAACCTATTCTGTATGTCTATCTCTTCTTGAGACTTCTCCTTACCTTTCTTAGCTTTCTGCTCTGGTCTTAATCCTGCAAATTCTTCCTGTGCTTCTCTAAGTTTCTTTTGTAACCTAGATATTATAACTTCTTGCGGTATCTCTTTAGGTTCTTTTTCAGTCGCTTCTCTTAGTTTGTTTTTAAAATCTTGAGTAGCTTGTCGATCAAGTTCTTGTCCTAATCTTTTAAAGCGAGGTCTAACATCTAATGCATCTTGTATGTTTTTAAATAAACTAACATCAGCTTCGTTCTCGATTGCTTGTCTTAACGACCTTTCCACATCCCCCCAAGCACCTCGCTCGGTAATTGCTCTTTCACTAAGAACTGTTTGATAGTTATATTTAGCTGCGTCTTGTCTATGTGATTGCAAACCTCTACCTGATAAAGTAGATAATGGGTCACTAACTTTTTGATTTAACTTTCTTAAAAATACAACTTCATCTAAAGCAATTCGTAAAGCCCTAACATCTTTGTTACCACCTTCTCTGAAAGTATGTATAGCTTTTGTAAATATAGAAATAGAATTATCGTAAAGTTTTTTGCCTTCTCGAATAATATTAGCACCTTCAATAGTTGGTACATCTCCTCCTGAAAAAGCTGCTTTAGTTCTGTCTATTAAACTTTGTAAAGCGTTATCTCTCTTTAATACTTTAGGTTTAGGGGCTTCTGGCTTCTTAGGTTCTTCAACAACCTCAGGTTCTTTAGCTTCTACCTCCTCATCTTTAACAGGAGTAGGTTCAATATCTTCAGGTACTTTTTCAACAGGAGTAGCAGGTTCTTCAACAGCTTCTTCTTCTACCTTTACTTCAGGTTCTTCTACAGGTTGTCTTTCCTTAGGTACTTCTAAATCTTCTTCTGTGTACTCCCTTAGATTTTCATCAGGTGCATCTAACTCTTCTTCTGTTAAAGTTTGTTCTTCTTCTATAGGTTTTGGGTTAGCTTCTGCTTCATCAACCCTGGCATTCTCTTCTTGTATCTCCTCTTTAAGCTGCTGGTTTAACTGCTTGGCTTCTTCTACCTGCTTTTTCTTTTTCTTTAAAGCAGCTATCTTAGCGTTCTTTTCTTTAATGTTTGTAAATATACCTACATCAGCAGCTGTAGCTTGTATCTCTTTATTGATGTCATCTATTTGCTTAACTAAATCACCATCCATTAAGTCGGTGAGTTTAACAGCTTCAGCTCTACCTGCCTTACCTTTGGTCCTCCAGTAACTGAACAATCCAACACCTCCGTGCATAGCGGTATTCAAAGTTGCACCTACTCCTGCGGACACTAATAAATCCCTGTAGACACCTTCTTTTACATTCCCTGCTTCATCGAACAATTCTTCTTCTTGTAGCAGTCCAGAAACTGAGTTCCTAAAAGCAGACTCTAGTAAACCTATGGTAGCACCACTAACAAGCTTCTCTCCTGTTTTGGTTATAATATTCCTGTAAGCAAATTTACTTCCTGTTTTTGGTTGTAGAAATTTAAACACAGGCAATCCATCTACGAACTTAACAACAGGACTAGCGTTAAAAACACCAGCAGCCATTACTTCTGAAAACTTAAATTTTTTCTGTGATTTGTAATGTAACTGTATCTGTTGGTTAGCGTAGTTAGATAATCCTCCAAGTATTACTTCTCCTGCACCTAACCCTAACAGACCTAAAGGAGTAGCTTTTAAACCTCTAGTAGCCTTGGCTGCTGCCTTTGCCCTATTTAACCATTTAAGATACGCAATATTACCAGCGATAGGAGTAGTAAGTTCTACACCAGTTCCTAAAGCTAAACCAAACCACTGCTCACTTGTAAACTCTTCGCCACTTTCTTGTTGCTCTGTTGTTAGTTGAGGATTTTGATCGAGAAGTTCACTTACCATTATATCTCCTGCATCTTCATACGGAGCAGGTAATCTTTCTTCTACTGGTACTGTAGATTCATCTGGTTCTTCTTCAGGTTCTTTAGGTGAAACTTTTTCTCCTGCTATTATTTTATTAGCTAATTCAAAAGACATTTTATAAAGGTTTTCTAGGGCTATCAATTAAGTTAAACTGTACAGCGACAAAGTCTGAATAAGTCTTCTCATTGTATATTCCTAATTCAATATACTCTTCAGATGTTTTTTCTTCTTCAGGAGTCAACTTTATTCCTTCTAAGTCTTTCATTAAAACTTCCCTCCATTCTTTTACTTTCATTTCCGCTTCCAAACGACTGCCAAATAATACAACATCATCTGTATCTAAATCTAACTCAAAAACTTTTTTCACTCCATCTCTACTATACCTAGATAAACCAAAGTTATAATAGGAAAGTTTTTGTTGTTGGAACAACTCCTTAGCCTCCATATCTTTCCTGTCATCTTCTATAACTTGACGCTTTATTGACCTTACAGGTGTTCCTCTTTTAGCTCGCATTAAAGATTCGTAAGCTACAGGATCAGCGTACTGTACACCAACTAACGATTTAGCTGGCGTTTTAGTTCGTACTTGTTGTATTTGTGGTTTATCTTTTTCCTCTAGTGTTACTTTAACTGTATCGCCTACAATTTCAACTTTAGATTCAGGCTTCATACCTTCTACATCTTTCTTAGCGTTAACAATACGCAACCACCTGTCTTTTTCTTCTTGTTCTAGTTGACTTAGAATCTTAATAGTTTCCTTGTCATCTTTAGGTGCAGCGTTCTTTAAAGCTTCTTGTATCCGTTCTGTAGCACTGCGTTGAAAGTTTCTACCTGATATACCTAAATAAGTCTCATCGATTAACCTTTCTTGATCTTCATCAGGGTCTTCATAAGCAGCTTCAGTTTCATACTTCATCATCTTACCTATGGAAGACTCAACACCTTTGTAATAAGTAGAATTTAAAACAGCACCTCGTTCTTCTGCTTCTATACCTAACTGATCTAATTCATCCCAAGATACATAATCTTTCTTCTTTTTTAATATAAAATCCTTAACCGTAGGTGGAACTGTTTGAGTCTCAGCCCATTCCAAGAACTCTTCTTGCTGTTGTTTTTTATAATCAGCAGATAAGTTAAGAGGTTGGCGAGGTCTAACTAAAACATCCTCTCGGACTGTATTCAACTTTGATCTATTACCTATGTATAATTCTAAAGCAAGGTCAGGAGCGTCAGGTGATTGTGAAAGTTCAGATAATTTATTTTCGTATGCAGCGACAGGATTATTAGACTCTACAATAGAAGAAACTACTTCATCTAAAGCTTTTGGATTATTTGTTAATTCTGTACTTAAAGATTGTAAGCTAGTCTTTAAAGCTGAAATTTGATTAGGTTCTACTGCTCC